TGGAAGACCAGCTAAACAAGTTTTCAAGTGATTTAACCGGGTGAGCAATAATGTTCTCGGCTGTCTTGAAGAACTTCTCTAATCCATTAACCTTTTTCCCAACCCAGCTAGTCACACCTGAGATACCACTAGTAACACTATTTAGGATGTCACCAAAAAAGCCAGTGCCCTTAGAGAAGTGAGTTAATCCAAGCATCTTGGTTTCAGACGCGTTTAGGACTTCGGCACCGGGTTCTAGTAACCGCATAACATTAGTCCCATGAATCAACTCAGCTTCGCCATTGGCATGAATTAAAGCTTCCTGATTATGGGTTTCTGGGGAATCGTGACCATCATTTAGCATGGCTAATGTAGGCTTGGTAATTGGATTACGTGATCCACTAAACATCCCAGTACCAGTGGCAAAGTGAACATGACTTAAATCACCAATGGTTTTCTTTTTACCACCAAACGTATGGATGACACTATCAACCGCATTGATACCACCATTGATAAGGTCGATAACATCGTTCATGCCGTCTCTAGCAAACTTCTTTAGGTTCTTCCAGAGCCCTTTGAAGATATTCTCAACGCCGGTACCTAAGCCAGACCATCCCGATTTGAATGACTTCTTGAATGATGATAGCCAGTCACCCATTGAATTTCCGAACACTTTAGTATGGCTCAAGTCTTTATTCCAATAGCTGTGCAGGTTAGACCGCATCTTATCCCAATGACTATTCCAACTATGTGACCAACTCTTTTTCCAGCCTGCCCATTTAGTGCCCATGCTAGAGAAGAATGATTTAGTAAGCTTGTACGAGCCATCCCAATTGGATTTTAGGGTACGTCCGTTACTAGACCAGTGGCTGGCCCAACTCTTCTTCCAACTCGATTTCCACGTATCCCACTTCTTGCCGACCGAACTAAAGAAGTTCTTGGTGTTCTTAACTGAGCCATCCCAATCAGCCTTCATTGTCTTACCAGTATCAGACCAATGCTTATTCCAGCTCTTCTTAAAGCTAGACTTCCAAGTGTTGAAACTATCTGAAATAGTCTTATACCACTTGCCAAATTTTGTCTTGCTAAAAGCCTTAGAAGCCTCGCTGACCTGTTTATCCATGGCCTTTTTAAGACCCATCTTGCCAATGTCCTTACTAAAACCTTTCGCCCATTTTTGAACATTTTTACCAGTCTTAGTGTCCTTTAAGAACCAAGCGGATAACCCAGCGAACGGGCTAACTAAACCAGCTAATATTTCAGTTTTATGCTTAGAAACAAACTTACCGGCGCCTTTGCCCCATTTACTAATGGTAGACCCAACACCTGCAAGTTTCTTACCAATTGATTTTTCCCAACCAAATTTGCCAGTAAACAATTTCTTCATGGCAGTCCCCATACCATTTACTGCATCGCGGAACGGTTTGATATGCTTATACGCTTCATAAAGGGCTACTCCAAGCGCAACTACTGCCGTGACAACTAGTCCAATTGGATTTGTCAGCATCAACTTTCCCAATGATAAAAACGACTTACCAACCAACTTGATACCGCCAGCTAAGACACTAAAAGCTTTAGATGCACCCTTATATGCAATTTTTGCGGTCCATGATAGGCCTTTGCCGATCTGTCCACCAACTGATTTAGTGTGTGTCCACAAAGCACTAATTCCACTCTTAGCTTTAGCAGTGGTTACACTAGCAGCCATCTTTAACCAGTGACCCATTCCAGTCCCTGAACGCTTGACAAAACTTGCAAATTTGGTTAGTTCTCGTTCACCTTCAGCTCCATCAACCTTTGGTTTTAACACAATCCGGCTAAGCTTGCCACCTAGGCCCTTCGCCAAGTCTAAGCCACTGAAGGCTAGCTTTAATGCAGATATACCCTTACTTGCTATAAAGGCACTAGAAGCTAAACCAGCGAATACTTTAGGGTGTTTCTCAGCAAATTCACCGACAATCTTCAATATTGGTTCAATGTCCTTGAGAGATTGTACGAACACGTTGAAAGATGTCTTGGAAGCAGTCTTCATTGAACTAAAGAATGACTTTATTTCTTTTTTGTGATCAACGATGTTAGCACCCATTTTATCAATGCCTTTTGCTAGGTTAGACAACATTTTATTGAGGCTATCACCAACATTAAAGTTTTTACCAGCAAACGCTTTAGTTATGTCATTAATCTGCAAGGCTAGTGCATTGCCAACATCTTTAAACTCAGATTTAGTGTCCTTATCACCAATCCATTTTGTAAATTGTCCCATTAATGGGGACTTCATATTGGCAATTGGCTTGTAAATGGCGTCTAATAACGCCGGCATTTGAGTCTTAATTGATCGTTCCATACCGGGTATGGTCTTCATCAAGTTCTCTGAAGCTTTGGCGTACTTACCACCAAGTGAGTTCATAACTTCTTCGGCATCTTTAGCACTAATCTTGCCTGCGCTCATTTGGTCGCGCAAGCTAGACATAGTTAGCTTACTGTTATGTTGTTGCTTCTTTTCAAACTCCAACATCTTTTCAGCGTACATTGGCAATTGATCGTTAATCATGTTAAAGTCACCAAGTTGCATCTTGCCACTTGATAACATGTGAGTAAAGTTGGTGCCTAGTCGGGTAACATTCTCATCACTTAGGTTAAGAGTATCGCCCAACGTTAATATTGACTTAGTTAATTCTTTAGTTCGTGGTGCATTATCAAACACATGGTAAAATGACTGGTTAAGTTCATCAACCACATTGATATTTTGATTGAAAGCTGAAGCTAACCCATTACCAATGTCGACCATTTGTTTACCTTTTCCGTTTGAACCAGTTAAAGTAGTCCATGTGGCCGTCATTGTACGTTGCTTGTTATCATATTCTGTTACAGCACTATTAAGTTCGCCAAAAGATGCCGTTATACTTGATAAAGCGTTGGTAATTCCGTTTGCAACTAGATGCGCGCCTAGAATTGTACCGAATAAATGAGATGTCTTCTTAGCTTTATCATCAATGCTATCAAGCTTAGAACGAACACCGTGCATAAATCCATGAGGTTCTTTTTCCATCGCTTTAAGTAGCTCGTTTTGGCTAGTCTTAGCTTTAGCCATGGCTGTTGCGGTCTCATTAACACGCACTTGCTGGCGTTTATAGGCGTCTGAGGTAGCTCCACTAGCCCTCTTAATTCGGTCTAGTTCGTTAGTTTGAGCCTTATATTGGGACTCCATGTTAGAATAGGCCTGTTTTAAACCACTTAAACGAGCCTTGTTAGCATCTTCTTGCTTGCCCTCGGCTTCTAGGCGTTTCACATAGGACTCACTTAAAGCCGTGCTCTGTTTATAGCCCTTTTGTAAGTCGGCTAACCCACTGTTGTAATACTGTAATTTAGACTTGGCCCGATCTAGTTGACCACCCATTGAGTCATATGACCGACTAGCCTTGTTAATCTGGTCAGATAGTTTTAAATAAGCTTCTTCACCGTCTTTAGTGTTTCTGTTTAGGCCTGATTGACGGGACTTTAACTCATCAATTTTAGACTTCTGCATCTCCATTGATTTGGCTAAGCCATCTACCCTAGCTGCTGCGGCCTTTTGATACTCACCTGCTGACTTTAATGCCGTCTCCTGGGCCTTCCAGCCGCTAGTATTGGCTTTAACCTCGGCTGTCAACGTCTTTAGTGATTTAACAGCCTCAGCACTGTCGAGGCCAACCTTACTGGTCATCTCACGGCCGACTACTTTTTTAGCCATTCTTTTTTAACCTCCTTTTAGGCACAAACGCTTATAAGCCATACGTTTGATTAATGGCTTCTAGTGGGTCGACTAACTCAGATCGGTCTTCCTTTTTACGAGCATTTAAAGCCGCCATGAAATCAAAAAAGGGACTATTGCCAAATTCCTTGGTTGATATTCCCTCCAATAGCAATTGTTTACTTAACAAGCTAAAATCTTCTTGCTGATTTTTTAACTTCATAACTTCTCGCTTGATTTCAACGTTGCGCTTGTGCCGGTTTATTTTGACGACTTAGCATCTTCAATTGCCTTGCGTTGCTTTTGTTCAGATAACTTAATGTCGGCATCCGAAATACCATTTAACCGCATGATTAGATAACCAACTCCTTCGCCAAAACGCTCAATTGAGACAGTATCGTTAATAGACTCCATCTGTTTGTCAGTGTATCCCATGACTCGTTGTACAAAGCCAACCATATCATCTTGCAATTCTAGGCCGTTTTTCATTGCGTCTAGTTCAGTAACTTCTTTTTCGGTGTCTTGTGATTCCAACATACCAATTTGAACTTTGGTAGCTAATCGAATGATATTATTAGTTGGCGTTACATCAGCCATCTTGTTGATTTTAAAATAGTTTTTAGCATTGATTTTCATAAAAATTACCTCTTTCATTTATTTTAGGTATGTAAAAAGGCCACCCAAATTAAGGAAGCCTTTAGATAATTAGTTCTATTCACCAGTCGCTCCACCGGTTGTGTCACTTGTTGACTTAGTGTAGCCGCCAAACGTTTCAGCCATAAGCTTGTCTAGGTCGAAGTTAGTATCAGTTGACTTGGCAATCATATAAGGTTGTTGCACCCCGTTGGCAGCTAAGAAAATGTTAGACTTTAATGGCGTTAAGACGGTACCATTTAGGGCTGTTGAGTAAGCAGCTTCACTGTTGGTATCAGTACTGTTATTAGATGCTTCTTCAACGAATTCGATATTGTTAAAGCATTCATAAATTGAGATGTCGCCATCTAATGATTGTGATTCGGCAATCATCGCAACATGTGGCTTAGGTAGCTGACGAACCCAGGCACCTGTATTGGTGTTTTGTGTGAACCCCTTTAGCATCTGGTTAATCTTGAAGTCCAAATCTAAGGCGGTTAAAGCCAGCGTGGGCATAGACTTACCATAAGCTGTTCGTTTGATTTGTCCATTCCCCCAACCAGGCGTCCCGGCCGCTTCAATAGCAGTCACATTGATTTGACTGAAACCTTCGCCATTGTGATCGGCAACATAAATTCCATCAGTAGATAGACCTTTAGTAGCGTCTTTAATTAAGTCGCCGTTATCGTCTAGCAAAGCAAAAGTCGCTTTGACAATGTTGTGTTTTGACATTTTATAAATCTCTCCTTTAAATCATTTCGTTTTTAGTGATATAAATCGTTTTTGTTACTTGGTTGGTATCCGGGTCAGTTGTGTGGTGCTGACTAGATACAATTAACCAGCCGGCCTCTTTAAAGCTCTTCATTAAAGCTATCTCAGTTTCAAGCGGATTAAAATCATCTTCTAAATCAGCCTTATAAAAGATTTGAATTTCAACACCCATGGCTAACCCTTTAAACGTGCTGTTTGCAAGGTAGGCCGGGCTTGAATCGGTCTCTTGCAATAGCATGACTGTTAAATCAGCGTTGTCTAAATCTTCGTTAGGTATCTCATTAAGGTAGATTTTATCTAGCCAGTTTAAATTGAGGGCGTTAACTAGGCTGGCTACCTGTGATACTGGTAATAACACTAGTCATCGTCCCCCTTCTTATATTCATCTAGCATGGCGTTAAAGACATCATCTTGTGAGTCGGCTAGGTTCTGGTCAACAAAGTGGTCAGCCTTAATGTGCTTGGTACCATCGTTTAACCTCATGGCATTCATATCATGGTACTTATTAGTCCAGCCTACAATTGAACTTCCATCATGTTCGCCGTCTATATCGTTGCTGTTATAGCTTATGTTGTCAGCCATGTGTCCGTACTTCTCGTCTTTATGACTTGAATAATGTTTCTTTCGCGTGGCTTCCGTCAAGTTATCAGCCAACTTTTTAGCACCGGCTTTGGTTATCTTTTCTTGTTCAGCTTCATTGGGAACTAGCTTGTGGACGTCTTTAAGCCAGCTTTCTAGTTGGGCGGCCATATCATCGTTTGCCATCGCTAGGCCCCCTTAGTAACCTGCTTTAGCGTCAAATAATCGCAAGATAGATAATTACTAGAATCATCTATGCTGTCGTTGATGACATCGTAAAGTTTACCTTTATACTGACACTTAATACCTTCATAAACTTTAGGGTTATGCCTAATAATGACCACTACTTGCTCTAATTGTTCAGCTGTGAGTTGATACGAAGATGCAATTGATCGTGTATAGGGTGCACAGTATAAACTAAACTGACTAACAAAAGTCTGCTTACTAGTCCCGTTAATAGGATTTTGAACAGTTTTAACAGTGCCAATCTGTATACGTTGGTTAAAGTCAACTGGAGTTAACCTATTAATCGCCATTGTCATCCACCTCATCCTGCTTTTGGCTATACAGGCCTCGCAATTGGCCAAGGATTGAATCAACAACTAAGTCAACTGGATTAACAGTGTTTGAAGTGATTGATGTCCGGTAATACCAGTATGAACCAGCTAAGGCGTAAACAGCAGTTTCAAACAAGTCTTTCACGCCTTCCATTTCATAGAACCCTGGAACGCTATTGTCGTCCCCAATGGCCTGTTTAATGTAGCTAGTGGCTGCAGACAAGTAACCTTGTAGCAGCTCGTCATCATCATCGCCATCAATTCGCAAAGATGATTTCAATGTTTCTAAATCAGCTGCCACTTAAATCA